TCGGTCTCACCATAGGGATCGTCTCCCACATTATCTCCCCTGCCAGGTTCTACCCAACTATGAACGATCTTCTGACCGTCGATGTAGACTGCGTATCGCCATGACCGTTGACCGAATCCAAGATTGTCCTTGTCCACCAGCATACCCATCTGTCGGGTAAACTCTCCAGATCCGTCCGGAATAACCTTGACGTTTTCCAGACCTTGATCTTTCGCCCATGCATTCATGACAAACGAATCGTTTACTGACATACAGTAGATCTCATCGATTCCGATGGCATTGAACTGTGGATACAATTTCTCAAAGTCGGGGAGTTGGTAAGTAGAACACGTAGGCGTGAATGCGCCTGGCAATGAAAACACAATAGACTTTTTACAGTCAAAGAGTTCTTGGGTGGTAACATATTTCCAAATGTACGAAGCATCCCCCGTGATAGGACAGACCGACGATTCGTCTGGCACACGAGTTTTGAATGTAACCTTGGGTAATTCAGTAATCATAGTGTTCCTCAAATATAAGTTGATGGGTCAGGTTGTTTTTCAACGCCAAAGGAAAATGTGACCCGCGATTTTCCAGTGACAATTTCGTGGTGTGTACCGCGTGGTATAAACACACAGTCACCAACTTTAAAATCTCTTAGTTCGTTTTCCCACTCCGTGTTCTCTACACGTATTTGCACATCACCAACAACCTGAACCAAGAAAACGTCCATCTTGTCTGTGTGCCATGGGTAACTTAGGTTCTGTGGACCGAACCCAAAGAAAATGATATTACTGCATTTGTTTCTATAAAAAAACTCTTTCATCTCTGCGTGAATGAGTTTTGCAAACTTAGGAGCACTCCTACGACGTTGTGATCCGGTCAGAAAGAATCGACACTTTTCTGCATGAAAATCTATTTCGTCTTCTGGATGAGAGTCCAAAAACTTTAAGGCATCTTCCCACTTCCACGGGATATCATCTATCTTACCGAAAAAGGGAGTTTTAGATCTCACCTTTTCCTTATTAAAATTTACTATCATAACAATAAATTAATCGATTTCTCGTATATAACCGTGCTTACTATTTTACCATGTTTGTCATAAGTGTATATAGTCTCTGTTTGAGTACTCTCCGCACCATTGACAGTTACTTTCTTTTTTACAACGTCAGTGTCCCACTCAATCTTATTGAAGTATTGAGGTACCTGTGGTGTGGGTTGAACTGGTCCGACCTCCGACACTATCGAGTACCGATGTTGTACTTAGGACAAAGATCCCACTCATCTTTTTCTCTAAAACCAATAATCTTTATCTGTCGCAACGGAGCACAATCTTTTGACTTAGTCGGTTCAACTATCTGAACAAGACCCCAGTCCGCAAGTAATGTTGCGATACTGTTCCTACGTTGAATGTCCGATGATTCTAGGTTAGATTTTTTACCGTCCAATAAGAATAGTTCTTTGAAATGTACGATGAAGTATCTACCCTGTTTGTGTAGTATATGACAAGACTGGTATAGTTTCTTCTCGCGTCGAGAAGCAACACCAATTCGTGTCAGTGTTTCGCGCACTTTTAAAAAATCATCAGGTTCGTTTAGGATGATCTCTAACATATCATCCGGTGTCCACGGGTTATTTTCTTCCACCTTTATAGATCCTCTGTTTTATTATTTCAACTTGTTCATCGGAGAGCAGAGGCAAAATGGACTTTGCTTTTTCGTTGCTATATCCATAGTATTCTTTTACCACTTCCAAGTCTTCAATCTTTTCTGGTTTGTTCCATTTAGAAAACCGTTTACGCTTTCTCACTATATTTAGTAAAAAATCATATTGAAGTTTCTTGTCAAGTTCGTAATACTGATTCATGACGTTTGCCGCTTGCACTGTGTCGGAAAAATACGACAGTGAATGGTTTGTCATGAATGGGTCATATGCTTTTTCAGTCTGGTCATCAACGATCAAATTCTTTTTGGATGAGTTGATCGAAGTCACATAATCAAATATATTCATTAAACAATATCTACGTTAGCCATGATTTCTGTCATACACGCAACCACATTCAGTTCTTGATCTGCGACAAACGCCGCTTTGTACTGATAGTCTGCAAGGATCAAAACTAACTGTGGTATTGAAGATGGTTCAACCTTTTCGTACATGACATCGTAGATCGAACGAAAGATTGATGCAGAGTCGGTATCAATGTTGTTGGTAACCCATGACCGCATCTTCTTAAAGTTCTTATCCTTGAGACTGACAAACAATTCGTCATAGGTAACGTTACTCTTCGTAAGGGTACCAAGATCCAAAGTGCCACCTATAGACGCACGTTGTAGTTCGTTGAGTACACGCCTCCAGTCTGGTGCATGTTTCATAATCAGTTCTGCGACATCTTTCATCTGACCATTTGTATCTACACCCTCATCCCGCAAAATGTTTGTGATTCTCTGATAGAACTGAGAACACAATGATTGCATATCTTTCTTGGTTGTGTTGAATTCATACACACCACAACGACTGTGTAATGGTTCGATGATTCGATTCTTGAAGTTACAGGTTAGGATGAATCGACAGTTGTCAGAGAACTCTTCGATAAATCCTCGTAGTGCGGGTTGCGTTGAACTTGCTTTGAGGTAATCTGCCTCATCGAGAATCACAACCTTGTATCCACCCATGAGAGATACGCTGGACGCGAACCGTCGTATTTTATCACGAAGAACATCAATACCGTTGTCTTCCGATCCATTGATTAGGATATAGTCTAGATCAAGTTCATTGCACAATGCACGAGCAACGGTAGTTTTACCAAGACCCGCAGTACCAGTGAACATCATATTAGGTAGTTCGCCAGTATCTCTAATTTCTTTGAAGGTGTCTTTGAGGTGTTTAGGTAGGATGCAGTCATCCACAGTAGAAGGGCGGTACTTTTCGCACCATAAAAATTCACTCATGTTTACTCCATAATAAAAGAAAGGGGACTTTAGTCCCCATTGTATCATTTTCGAAAGGTGTTTTCAACCTCTTCAATCATTGCCGCTTTAGTGCGTCGACGGTCGAGTTCTAGATCAAGATTGTCACGTGCCCATACCTCAATCTGTGCTTTTGTCATCTTAGAAAGATCAACTTCCTCAACCTTTGGGGTAGGAACTTTAGGTGGTGTTGCATACTTAAAGTCCAAGTTAGCATTTACGCCGTTGCGAAATGCAAGATAACCGGCGATCGCAACGAGTACAACTAGACCGATTAGTGATTCTAACATTACGATTCCTCTTCTCCTGATTGTTCACCTTGGAAAGCCTCGATCTTTTGAATCAACGCAATACACTGATCGCGTAATTGACCAATAGTCGAGAGTTCTTCACCTCGAAAACCGCCGCGTCCGGCGACCGTATCGACTACCGCAACTGTGGAACGAGTCACACGGTTGGTCAAGTCGATAATTTCATTGTCAACTGACATTTACTTCTCCTTAAAATTTACTGGATTTTTGTAGCGCTACCCAATACTCCATATTGGATTCTGTATTCACAAAGTGTGAAATAAACTTTTCTGAGAGGGACACACGATAGTTTCCATTCTCAAGTAACCGTAGATTTGCGATGTTAAATACCGCTTTCATGTCTACGCAATCGCTCTCACCCTCAACATCAATGTCAAACTCATGAGAGGTTGAATCTTCGTTGTCCGTAACGGTGAGTCGAACAATACCATTATGTAGTGTTACGTTAACTTCGCTATGACCCAATGCGGTTGCTGCACTCTTGATCTTAGACAGAGTGAGTTCGTCAAGAGTAAACCACGCATCCTCAGAAGGGAGCGCGATATCACCGCCCTTTGGAGACGTTAGTGTTTCGGGTGCAGAATAGAAGTACTTGATTTTAGATCGACCAGTAGAATCTGCGATTCGTGCATATTCGTTTTCGAAAGAAACCGTGCGAGAGTCGACTAGACCTAACACACTCAAAAATTCACGGAGATCGTAGATACCAAACGATAGGGGAAAGTCTTCACCCAAAGTCGCCTTTGCAAGCACTGTTCTAGATTCAGAAACAGTTCGCAAGACATTGCCTTCATTGATATAAATGTTCCCGTTGATACCAGAAAAGTTGTGTAGAACTTGTAAGGTGTGTTCAGATAATTCCATGATGTATATTCCTTGATTGATTTACTGCATAGTTTAACAAAAGTTTGTATCGTCGTCAATAGCAACAGGCAAATCTTTCATAAAAATTTGTATACATTTGCGAAAATGTCTGCCCTGTATTTTTGTTGACCTGTGGGCCACTTGTCGAATTGCAACTCCAAGGTTGTACTGTGGAGTCACTCTTTGTGTGTGACCTTTCTCATCCTTGAATAAGAAGTCACCACCCCACTCGATGTCCCACCTGCGATTGAGGTAGATAGTTACTGCGCCCGTTCGACAGTTTTTATTTTTGTCGTCTTTCTTTACATCAACGTGCCATTCAATACATGACCCACCAGTCCATACAAAGAACTGTACTGCGGTAGGGTCTTCGGGTTCCCATGCGGGGTACAAACGTTTAATGTCACGAACAATCTTTTCGTACAGTGGTCGATTAGATTCAATTACTCTATGCACAAGACATAGATTATCATAACGTTCCATCCTTGGAACATTGATGTCGTTTTCTTTTCCGTTACGTAACCAACCAAAATTGGTAGACCAGTTGTGGTCACCAGAATTTATCAATGAATCGATGTAAGAAGATGCCTCTGCGGCAACCTCTTCACTCAACATTGGATGGTGTGCTCTAAAATGATAGTCTGTCATTGTATAGTACTAAAGTTCTTTTTCTTGACGAACTCAATCTTGTCTTCGAACTTACCGTCAAGGAGTTCACCCTTGTGTGATATGATAAAGACATTTGTGTCATCGCCCAGTGTGTCCAAGATTTGTGTCAAACTATCTACACCTTCTACGTCCAGAGAAGAATCGAATGTCTCATCGAGTATCAGTAGGTTAGTCGCGACTGAGTTCTTCATCTTCGCCACCTGTCTCCACGTAAAGAGTAACGCGAGATCTATACGTTGTTTCTCTCCCTCAGAGAACGAGTCATACGAAAACTCATCGCGGTGACGCGACTTGATCGATTCTTTAAACGTATCATCCAGATGGAAAGACACAAAAAAGTCTAGTACCTGTAGATACTTGTTTACCAGATTATTGATTACAGGAAGATACTGTTTGATAATCTTTGTCTTGATTCCTGTGTCTTTTAGTAACTCAGTAATCACAGTATTGTATGCGACAGTTTCTGATAACTCTGATTTGATCTCGCGCAACTGACCGATAGTCTTGTTCAGTTTTTCTAGAGTTTCTTTTTCCTGATCGATGTCACCGATGTCATCATTTTGACGCGAAAGGTATTCATGAATGTCAGAGATTTGACGTTGATATTGATCTATCTGAATCTGTTTCTTTTCGAAGTCTGCGATACTATCACGCAACGTATCAGAC